ACCTCTGGGATACGCACCATGCAGCCTCGCCCTCGGGCTTCTTTACGCAGTTTCATACGACGGCTCCGGTATCACGATGCCCATATCAAGGCACTTTGTTTCGAGGAACAGCAAGTAATCGCTGAACTCTTGTTTGTCGAGCGCAGAGGAACGCTTGAGCGGTCGCAAACGCTTACGCCCAAACCCTTCCAGCGTCTCCCACCCAAAGCACTCACCCAAAAAGTAATCGTGCAGGTCATCACGCTGCCATCCGCGCAACGCCTCGCCGCCGCCCTCAAGGATGGACGGGTACACCACGCCCCACAGGAACTTGTTCTGCTGATTGGTGCGCGGCTTCTTCCACTCCGTAACCTCAACCGCCCATGTTTTGAGCGGGTCAAGGTTAGACACCATACGCGCCACGACAGATGCCATAGCGTCGGGTCTAGTGCCTCGCGGGAAGATGCGTTTCATCCGAACAACTCCAAGTTCTGATACATCTCTGCTCCGTCTTTGTTCCATCGGGCTGCGCTAGCGTGGCGTTCAATTCGCTCCATCAACACAACAGCCCGAGAGTATCGACCCGTCATGGCGTATGGCCCTTTCCAATTGGAATCTATGCCACTATTTCTTGCCACATAACAACTATCAGCAGATGCAAACGGCAGTTTGCTAAACACCGTAGGGTCAAGCATCCGTAATCCGTGCAATTTGCACCTTGGCAAACCGTCTGCATCACAAATAACCTGCATCGCTTCTGAAATGCGAACCCACCAATCTTTAGTTCCAACGGATGCGTATTGACCGGATGACCCAAGCGCAATTCTGGGGTAAACCAACAATCGCTCAAGGCGATTTAGAGACTCATGCAGATGCCAAACCGGAACAGAACAATGTGGCATTAAAGGCCAATCTGACAGCAACGCATCGTTGTCTGCTTCGCTCCCGTCAATTACATCAGGGATTACGCACCAGTCCACAGCCGGATGCCGTACCCACAAAGATGCCCATTCCACATACCCACTAAAATCGTATTTTTTACTTTGCCGCCATGCAGAAAACGCACCGTTATCTAAAACAACTGATTGACACACCTCGGCAGCAATTTCCATTTGGTCGGGTCGCTCGAAACTGACCATACAATGTTTTGCCGTAAAAGATTTAACCATATCGGCGTTTGGGGTAAACGGGGTTCCGTGATAATGAATCATTTGACCCACGCCCAACGAGCGCCCTTAATAACATTGCGTACAGTTCCAACAGCAACTCCAAGTCGCTTTGCTATGGCTTTGTTTGACAAGTCGCGTAACACTCGATTTCTATGTCGAACGGCACGACGAATTAACCGCACAGAATGTTCGTCAAGTCGCTTCATCGCTCGGATGCCCTCACCCGTCCAGCCCATTGCTTCCATTCGTGGGCATATTCGACATTCTGGTATTCATCGAACCACGGCCCACCCTCGGTGAAATGCACGCAAGTCGGGTCAGGAACCTGCGCCCGCGTGTGCCAGCCCTCCAAGTAATTGAAGGTCGGCGGCAACGCACCAATGTGCCGGTCGTTTACCCACATGAACCGATGCAGGTACATCCCGGTTTCGCTGTTCACAATTTCGGGTGTCAGCCCACCCATTGACGGATGGCTGCAATTGAACCACATAAACGACGACCAGTTTTTGCGCGGGTATTGGCGTTGTACCTGCCCGTCCATCTTTGTCAGAGATGTGGGCTTGTAGTCGTGCTGCACACACCACACGGCAACATCAGGATTGTTGAAGTCGAGCAACGGCTTCAGACTGTGCCGCACTAGAAAGTCACAGTCCATGAACAAGGCATTGCCTCTGAAGTTGCAGAGCGCAGGCACAAGGAACCGGCTAAAACTAAACTCCGTGGATGAGAACGGGTCTGGTTCGCGCCAGTACATCCCCATCTCACGGAGGTCATCCAGTCGAAGCGCGACAACCTCTGCCTCCATGTGTTCCAGAATGGACGCACGAGCCACCTCGTAGGCGATGTCCTCGCGGCTATCGTATCCGATAAAGATTTTCAAAACGGCAAGTCCTTATCATCGTCAAACGGGGTTTCATCCATCACAGGCGCACGCTTCGGCGGTGCTGCGGTTTTGGACTCAAACCGCAGGGACAAAAACTTATCGCCGGTTTTCTTGCTAGCCTTCAGCCACGCGCTGATGTTGAGGTCTACACCATTGATAACAGCCGTGCCACGATAGTCCGGTCGCTTCTCGTTGCCCTTCTTGTCGTTCTTGAACAGAACGCCGCTCATGTTGTTGTCGTACTGCATCACTTTTGCTCCTTTGCCATTTTGATATATGCCTTCAACGCGCTGCGCTCCTTCGAGTTCAGCGAATCCGATACCGCCACATACAGGTCGTGGTTGGCCTTGATGCGGTCGTGGATTGCGTACACCGCCACCGCGATATCCTGCTCTTCAGCGTCAAGGTCGAGCGCGGCGCGAAACTCTGCCACTAGCGGGTCACGCTCGGCGGGGCTGATAGAGGTACCAAGGTCGCCACGCGGGTTGTTGATGAACCCCTTCGGCGCTTCCTCGCCCTCTGGCAAGTCCTCGCCTGCGTAGATGTAAAGCCCAAGCCCGTGCATGGCGATGGCTTTAGCAAGACAACGCATCGTCGCGGTGTTCACGGCAAACGCATCGGGGTCAACGATGGCGCGGTTGCGGTTGTCCATGACGGGCAAAATGCAGGTCTTGATGTTGCCCTTGATTTCAACGCTGACCTTGACCATCGCGGTGCCGTTTCGCAGGTGCATAACGGGGCTGTTGTCCCATTCGTGCGCCGTCCATTGTGCGCCGGGGTCAACCTTCAACACTTCAGCCCACGCCCATGCCCATGACAGGTAAGACAGGTTGCCCTTTTTCTCAAGGTGTTCGTTGACATTGATTTTCAGAAGTTCCGACATTTCTTGCTCTCCTCAATCATTTGTTTAAGTTCGCGCCGCAGTTCGTTGTGGCGGTCGATGTCTGCCTGCGTCCAAGTGAGGATGACCAACTCGGTGTAGTACCGATGTTCCTCGCATTCGCGTTGCTGTTGCCAGTCGTCCATTAGAAAGTCCTCACAGCAAGCCACGCGAGGGCGGCAAACATGACGAACGAGAACAGGTACAGGCCAATAGTTTTCATACTGTTGCCCTCGCCATCTGTAGGGCTTGAAACATCAGCCGTTGGTTGGTTCGAGCGCAAATAACAAACGCTGCACGGATGTCTGCGTGCGCTCTGGCGTGACGCATTGCGAGGTCACGGGCTGCTCTGGATTCACCTGCTGCGATTGCCCAGCGGATTGATGGGGGCAGGTGTTGGGGGATGGGTCGCATATCTGTTGCTCCTAAAAGATGGCGGGGTGGCAGTCCCCCGCCGTGTTTGTGGGTGTGTTAAGCGGCTACATAGCCGTCGCGAGTTTTGGTGATGGTGCTGCCGTCACGGAAAATCCACACGCGGTCGAAGCAGTTGGGCGCGGTGCTGTTGCGGGTCAACTGGCTGATTTCGGCTTCAAGGGCGCGCGAAGAACGAAAGTCAATGCCCATGTTGTTGGTGATGATGCGCTGCGCGGTAGTCATGTCTGTTTCTCCTATCTGTGGATTGATTCGACAGGGATAGGTTAACACAGGTTACGGGTATGTCAACACCCCCCTTGAAATATTTTTCACGCCCGTTAACTTACCGCTTCATGGACATCCAAGCCGCCCTTGCAGTCGCAGGCTCTAAAGCCGCCCTCGCCCGTAAACTGGGAGTCAGCCGCCCTGCTGTCTCACGGTGGGTCAAGGCAGGGAAACTACCTGCTATGCGGGTATGGCAATGGAAGGCGCTAGAAGCCCTCACCCCGCCGATTACAGCCGATTCTACGCCTACCCCCGGCTAACCCCTATCCCTGCTGTAAAGCCGCTATAAGCGGCTCCAGACCCCAGAAACGACAAACCCCCGCACATGGCGGGGGCTTGACGGGGCGGGGGGAATGCCCTTACGCTTGAGATGCTGTTCTCGCGTGATGGTTAATTTACATGGCTGTTCTAGTCGTGTCAAACACCCCACCACGCGACCCCTTGAT